GATCTTGTCCTCTGGGTAGAGTTCGCCAGCCTTCGACGTCGCGGGTGGCGGCAGACCGAACGGGGATTTGCGCCCGCCGCCAAGAATGTCCACCACCCCCTGTTGCCGCGTCATGCGCTGCTTGTCGAGAGCTTCGACGTAGGCGCTCACTTCCTCTTTCCGTGCCCCAGCCTTGATCCACTTCTCTACGTAATCCTCAAGCAACACGCGATCCGCTTCCACGTCGGTCGCGTCCATGTCGCGCTGCTCTTTCTTGTTCATCGGCAGAATGTCTTCGGGGAAGGTCACGCTGTAGACCAGCCCATCCGGGACGATCGGGAGCATGCCTACCGCATTGGCCGTGGCTGCCACGGTGCGCATGGTCAGCATCTCGGACGCCTTGAACCGGGCGATATTGAGCATCCGATCCTGAAGCGGGCGAAGATGCCGCATGATCAGGCTCCACGGCTGCTCTGGCGTGCCGCTGGAATCCACCGCCGTGCTCGACACCTTCGATCGTTCCAGCGATTCCCGCAGGAGGTCGGACTGGGCCTCGCGCACCTGCTGGATCGGGAAGTTGGGATTAACGGCGCTGAACTGGCCGCCCTTCTCCATTTGCAGGAACCGATCCATCCCGACCTTGACGCGCTTGACGCCATCCACCTCGGACGGGGATTCCTCGTCAATCATCTCCCCGATGGCTACCAGGATGGCGAACGCCTGAGCCCGCCAGCCGGCCAATTCCCATGACCTCATGTTGATCAGAACGATCTGATCATAGAAGGCATTGCCAAGCGCGTGCCGACCGTCAAGCGTGATGTCCCCATATGGGACGAACGGGATCATCTTGTGTGCCTTCAGCGGGTGGACTTCCTCGCTGATCAGCTTCCAGCCGCCGGTGATCCGCTTGACTTCGGTCGTCGACCAAAGCAGGTATTCGAAATCAGCAGTCCCGCGCTTCCTGATCTCGACTACGCCAAGCAATGACCGATCCGGATCGGCTGGGTCACGGACGGGGTAGACGCACTCGCGCTTGATCCGGCTGAATCGAATGCTCTTATCCAGCCCGTACCAGATTTTTTGCCATGTCCAGCGGTCGGCAATCGCCGCCGTAGCCATCTGCTCGCGGTAGAACGAGTAGGCGCAATTGTTCTCATAGACCTCGCCGAACTGCCGGTCAATTACCTCATTGCGTTCGTCGGTCGGATCTTCCGCCCCGAACAGCATGACCTTGCGAGTCGGTGGCTGGCCATAGGCGAAGTGGGATTGCTCGTCAACGATGATCTCGCAGACGTTGATATTCTGAAACGCATCCTCCCGGAGCTTGAACAGGAGCGCGTCTTCGTCGGGCTTTCGTGCCAGGAACTTCTTGGCCGCTTCACCACCGCGCACCGCGTCACGGTACGGTTGAAGCCCGGCCTGTTCGGAGTTGTACCAGTTGGCTAGAGACGGTTGGCCCTCGGCTGTCGCCGCTGCAACAATCTCCTCAAACGATGCGTCCCGGTAGTAGATCAATCTCCCATCCCCTCACCCCGCGTGCGCCAGAATCCTCCGGCGTCTATCCACCGGAATCGGCCGCGTAACCTTCGTGGCCCCCCATACAGCCATGCCGAGCGCGTCAACCGTGTCGTCATGCTGACCGGTCGGCGCCTCGTACCGCCAGCGCCCGGACGGAAGCCGCTCCCCCCGGAACGCCTTCAACTCCGCTACGTGCGTCTCATCGTTCAGAATACCGATGGTCCGCCTCTCAAAAGCAAGAGCGAGCATGTCCACCCACTCCTGATTACTCGCGTTCGTCGCCAGAAACGGGGTGACTTTGACGCCCTTTCGGCGAAGGTGTTCGATGATCGGCTTGCCGACGTTGTTTTCCTCGGCAATCGTCCCGGCCGGGCGCCAACGCTTGACCAATTCAATCAGGCGCATCTCGGCCACTTCGTACTCGGCACGCCGGAACCGATCGAGTGCCACTTCCTTTCGATCCGTGGCGTCGTAGACCAGGAACACCGTGTAATCCTCGGACTGCCCCCAATCGCAGCCGATGAAGTAGCTATGGCCTGGCTCTGGCCCCATGAGTGGCAGGTGAGTCGCCATCGCGGACACGTTGCGAAAGGCACCTGCCCCATCCTCGATAAACTCCGCCCCGTTCTCCTCACGGAACATCCGCTCCGGGGTCGTCTCCCAGAGATCCTCCATCTCTGACCACGGGATGTCTGGATTCTCAAACGGGTGAGGGGTCTGAATGATTCGATCGCCAACGATCTTGAACCCTCGCGTGGGCGCGTTGACGCGGGACCATGTTTCAGGGCGTGTCCCGGCGCGGGTCCAGAGGTCATAAACCCAGTCATGGCCGCGAGGTGTCCCGGCTCCCCAGAAGTCACCGCCCGTCGTCATCAACATGGGACGCAGGACTCGTGACCATGCCTCAGCGTGAACGTCGCAGATTTCATCCAGGATGATCCGGTGCGCGGTCTTGCTCCGGGCGTTGTCCGGGTCATCCAGCGAACGCCAAAGGATGACGCCGCCGGTTGACCGGATGTTGGCTTCCATCCGCGACTCGTTGAAGCGAGCGAGCGGGCCCAGCATCTCCCGAACCTCATCCATCCCGGTGCGACACTGGTCAGCGGTCGGGGCGCCCCAGATGACCCAGCCACCTTCGAGCGCCGTCTCGCACGCCTTGACCCCGAGGAAGGTCGTCTTGTACCAGCGTCGCCCTGAAATAATCAGGTTGAACCGTCGCGCCATTCGCGTGGCGTGCTGCTGGCCGGGATGTGGATAGGGGAACCGGACGGAGAAGGCGTCAGGCGATAGGATCATTTTCCCCGGAATCGCCCTTCCGGTTCGCGCTGTTCCCGCGCCAGTCGTTCACGTACTCGACCTGAATCTTGCCCTTCGGGGTCAGTTCCAGTTGCTTGGGGGCGTCAAGGCCCAAGAGCCTGGCACGCCGCGTCATGATGTTGAGCGCCACGTCCAAGAGTCGCGCCGCTTCCTGAATCGTGGCCCCATCCATCCGGCTCTCGACTTTGCCGAGGTAGCTGTCAAGGCGGATCAGTTCCAGCTCGCGCAGCTTGTCGGCTGGTTCACGCAGGGTGTCATCAAGGCAACGCAGAATGGCATCACGCGCCGCAGTCTTCGACACGAGGCCAAGCTCGACCTTGATCTGATCGTAGGTGTACCCCTTGATGCGGAGATTCATCGCGGGTAGGTCACACTCGATCCGCTTTCTGACCCGCTCTGCGGTCCTGGTGGAACTGTTCGTCCCTTTCCTACCCACGCTTGATCCTCTCCCTGATTCCTGCCATCGCCGTGGCTACCGACATCGCCTGTGACCAGACATCACGGATCGACCCGGTAACAACGTCGCCCCATTTGCGCGGCGAGCCTGTCGAGTAGTTAATGTCACGGCACGCTTGAACTATGGAAAAGACCGACGCTTTCGATCTGCCAGTCAACGCCTGGCACGCTTCGCCAATAGTCACGGTCACGGCTTCCCAATCCTTGCGCGTCCAGACCGGATCGGTAAAGAGCGGTTGCTCCGTGGTCGAAGCGACGGCCTGGGCCCCGTGCCATTCGCAGACCATCGCGGCGTGCTGCTCAATGGCATAAGGAGCCACGTCGCCCCATGTGCCCCAGATGACGTAATGATCGTTTCGGGAGGAGTACTGGCAGACTGATATGGCCGTGATGGTCGGGGATGTGAACACCCCGACCGCCGTGACGGTCACATATCTAGGGCCGCGTGATCCGCTCGATTTCCTGCGCTTCGACGACGCGCTGCGCGAGCTCGGTGATCGAGTCGGCCGGGCCGACGAAGATCGAGGCGAGCAACCCGCCGGCAAGCGGGGTTTCGCTTGGGCAGATAGCGTACCAATGGCCGTCGATCTCAAGGATGTAGTACATCCCATGAGTTTACTACGCTCGGCCGACTGCCACGAGGCCGGGGGCGGTCAGGATCGAGGTGAAGCCAAGATCGGCCACTTCAATTATCGCCTCGCGCGGGATGTGAACATGGATTTCCCGGTTGTTCGGGGGTGGCGTCTCACCCTTCAGGACTACCCGGTCGGCCAGGAGCGCGATGAACTTCCCCTGGTGCGCGGCGCCGTAGGATGTCCGGATCTGCATGGTCATACCTTTCCGGTCGGCAAACACCTCGTCAAGATTCAGCATCGGCCACGCTCCCGAAGTCTTCGATGGTGATGTCGGCGCCGTCGACCGTTTCGGCGATGACGGTGTTGCGCTGCCAGAGTTCCACGCGGAATCGAGTCTCGAAGGTGTGATCGGTTGTGCCCTCCAAATCGGCTGCGATCAACAACGCTTCGACGGCATCCGCGATAGCCTTTCCGGCATCTCTCGGGACCATCCCCGGTGGCAGCGTGATTTCGTGCGCGATCTTGTTCAACATGGCTCCTCCACGTGGTTGAAATAAAAACTTGGTTCCGACACTTTCCGCAGTTATCGCATATATACCTTGTTCGGCTATTTCAACGGTCGCCCTCCACGGTTCGGACATTCACTTCGACCCCTGGTTCGGGGCCGTACTGTTTGACGGCAAAGATGCTGACGATGCGCGAGTCCTCCACATAGCAGATACCGGCCAGCGCATCACCGATATTCCGGCACAGCTTGTCAAGGTCCGGGCGTCGATCCGGGAGCGTCTCGCGCTTCGGCCGGCCCTTGGGTCTTGGGAGGATGAATACCATGCCCAGGTTAATTGGCCCGTCAAAAGGCGGCTGCCCCATCATCGCTTCCTTAGCCGCCCATGAGACGAGTACAGCCCACGGCTTGGTGCGTTCGTTGTCATTGATGACACGGGCGAAGCGACCAACGCGGACGGCGCGGAGTGAACCTTTGGGGGCTGGGATGCCGTGGACTCGGAAGGCGATCACATGACCCCTTTTCGTATCATCTTTCGCATATGTGGAAGTTCATCCTCGAACGTTTTTCCCTCAATCCATCGCGAGAATTCCGCCTTGATCCGGCTTTGGTCAAGGTCGAGGCATTGCAGGTTGCAGTAGCGCAGGTAACGCTTGTCTCGTAGATAGACGCACCGGAGTTTCTTGTCACAGGCGAGGCATCGGAGCTTTTCGCCGTGTGGATCGGCTGGGAGCCGGTCGGCGCGTTCGAGCTTGGTGAACCAGGGGCGGGTCATGTGAGGTTGGCTCGCCACTTCGCCACCCGGCATCGGGTGGAGCAGAAGCGTCGACGAGAACCGCCACGCTTTCGAGGTTGGACCAAACCGCCGCAGTGGTCACAAGCTACGATGCCCGGAATAGCGTAACCCTGTTCGCATGCCGCGTCCGCGCCGGGTGGTCCTACTAAGTGGGCGGGAACGGGTGCGACAGTGCCATACAGGCCCGCGCTTGCAATTCGACTGTGCCTGTCACAGTCCGGGTCTGACGCGGTAACGTGTGGCCCCATATGGCCCCACTTGGCCTGATTGAATGGCAATGATTCGTATGATGTCTCTGGCGCAAATCTAATTGCATCAATGATTTGAAGTGGAGGCGCCAGGCAGATTCGAACTGCCGGATAACGGTTTTGCAGACCGTCCCCTTAGCCACTTGGGTATGGCGCCTCGCTTAATGAGCAGGGGAGGTTAGCAGATCGGTTGGCTCAGCCTCAACCGTTCCGGCGTGGGCGCGTGCTCAGCGAAGCCGGATTTCAAAGCGAATGCGGCGTCCTGGTTCCGGCAGGCCGCAGGCGTCGTACAGGGCGGTGTCGCCGGCGTTGTCGAGCGAGAGGCGTGCGTCGAGCGTCGAGAAGCTACCGCCGCCCCATGACACGCCTAGCGGAAAGGAACGGGAGAGGCTGGCGCCGATGATGGCTTCGCCGTGCAGCATGGAGTCCTCGCCGCTGATTGGGTCGAGGCAAAACTGTTCGCCGGTGTAGGCGAGTCCCGCCCCGCCGCGAAGCTGGAATGGCAGGGGGAAGCGAGCCGCGAGCTCGCCGAAGACCTCCGGCAGGTTTTCCGGCTGGCTGACTTCGTCGCTCTGTGTGTTCGTCAATTTGACCCTCTGGAGAGTCAGGCTTCCCGAAAGTTCGAGAGGTCCGGCGTGCTGCGCGGCCACCAGTTCGAGGCCGGTGCTGCGCACTTCGTCGCGATTCACGCGCATGAAGCGCCGATCGGGAAGCGTGGTGCGAACAACCGCGTCATGGAGACGATTCTGGAAGACGACGGCCTGAACTTCGCCATTGCCGATCCTGTTGGTGATTCCGGCTTCGGCCGTCACGAGTTTCTCCGGCTGGAGGTCGGGATTGGGAGCGAAGCGGTTCAGTGCCCCCGAATAGAGCTCGCGCAACGCGGGGAACCGGGCACGTCGGGAGACCCCCGCGTGCCAGATGGTGCGTCCCTGCCC